CTAGAGGTCTAGTTGTAGTTACCATGGTTACCTTATCCCCAATCTTGAGATTGTGTTTAGGGCTAGTTAATAACATTACTTACTCCCAGGGAATCCGGAACTTTTCTTTGCTCCAGGAAACCCACCGCTAGCTTTTTTAGTAGGAGCTGCTGCACTTCCACCACTTTGCTCAGCTGCTTTCCATGCTGCAACTGCTTCAGGTGTTACACCATCTTCATATTTGATTTCTTCTGCTACAACTGAATCTTTAGCTAATCTATCACCAAAGCCTGCATCGTCAATGATTTCGGATCCTGCAGCCCCATCAGTTACGCGGTAGAAGCGTTTGACAGCTACGTTTTCACGAATCTCTCCGTTCCACATACGGTAGCTGATTTGAATCCAAGCTTTAACAGCTACATCATTTAGCTCTGGGATACAGTTAAGTTCCTTGCTGCCTTTTTTGAATGTAACAGTAGTTGGCTCACCTTCTGATAATTCTTCTTCACCAAGAGTTACTGCTAGAGCTTCTAGTACGTTATACCCAAAGATAGGCTTACCATCCACACCAAAGATAGTGTTTCCGTAGCTCATTGCTTTATCAAATAGGTAGTTTACCTGTGTTGCACCGTTAGTTGTTTTAGTGATCTCTGCATGCTTTAATGTTAGGTCGAATATACCAGATTTCTTGATATAGTCGCTTCCGCCTTCTTTCTTGACTGATTCTGTGTTTACTGTAAGTAATGCCATTGTTTATTGTTCCTTATTGTTGTTTTATATTATAGTACGAATTCTGTAGCTTCTAGCTTAGAATCAACTAATCGTTGTATGTGTGCATTGATATCATAGGTAGAACCATCAACAGATTCTTCCATATCTGGTAACGTTGTACGACATGGAAATTTCATAGACTTTTGATGTATGATAAATTTACCAGTTTTCTTTTCAATGAAAATTGCTTCATTTACTACACTAAGCCATGAGCCTGCTTTACCAAACTGCCCAGTTGCAGGTATGATATGCCGAGCTGTGTCTGCATCAAATGTTGTATGGGCTACAATAACCACATTAACACCATTTGCTATTAATACATCTTCTATGTAAGCATTAAGACCCAATGTATCACTGTTGTTGTGCTTATGGATATCAAAACCTTTGAAAGCTCCATCATTGTACCCTTGCATTGTAGAATAGAATTGAGTTACTGTATCGAATACAACTGTTTTAGGTAAGCTACCAAACCGTTCTTGGTACACTCCCAACTTTTCATTAATAGTGCCTATCAAGGCATCAAGCCCTGAATACTCTACTATATTCATATGCGGTACTTTAAACCCATACTCTTTGCGATCAAAGTTGATAACTAAAGCGTCATCAATTTTAGAGGCAGTTGTTGATTTACCAGTGTTTTCAAAACCACTTATTAGTAATTTTATTGCCATATATTTCCTTTTTAAATTAGATTAGTTTAACGACTATTCAGTCGCTACTGTTATGGTAGTGGTATATCGTTTTGTTTTAATCTGTAATCCCCAGCGAGCAAGTAGCGCAAGTCCCCATAGTTATTAAAACATTGCGCAGACTCTGCTATAAGTTTTAAGATACCTTCGATGAAACTATACGCCTGAGCATCAAATGGTAATGTAAAATGTACAGTACGTACACCCATAGTTTTAGTTGGCTGAACTGCATAGCATAACTCTACGTCAGTTATCTTAATACCTTTTTGTGCAAGTATATAGGCGTAAGTAAAAGCTTGTAGCTTATATGCGTACGTAAATCTACTAGGTTTTGATGCTGCAGTTTTAAAGTCTCGTAGTGTTAGTTGCCCTACTGGATTTAATAAGTTATCATTTGGAGCTGTTGATGTAATCGCATCATAACTACCACCTACAAAATACCCAGGCAAGAGTTCATGATATATAAACTCCTCTGTAGAAATAGTGTTAGCAGTTAATACAAATTCCTGTACTAAAGGCTCTGCCATTGATTTCCAAAGCCCATGTACTTTACCAGTATCGTAGTTCTCATCATCTTCATAGCTGTCTATATACTCTGAGATTTTCTCATCTAAGAGCTCTCTGTCATGAGGCACACCTGATTCTTTAGCTGCAGCTATTATCTCTGCAACGGCATGACAGCACGTACCTAGTAAAGTACTAGTTGAGCCTGTAAACTTTTTAGACTCTCCTAGTAAGTTTTCCCTATACCAAGTAGTTTTATCTGAGAAAAACTTCTCTACTCCTGATGGGGATATCCTAAAGGCATCTTTAGGTAATACTGAGGAACCATCATTGTAATCAAATATTGTATCATAGTTAATTGCTTCCATTAGTAATCCTTAATATCTGTGCTGTAATGCTTATACACAATTGTATCTCTCTGAAATACGTTATGTAATGTACATTCTATCTTTAAATATATACCTTTAAGATATATTATAATTGCTTCTAAATTCATTCTGTTTCCTTTGTTGTTTCTACCCATCTACGTAGGTAAATCTCTACCCTAGGGTTTTCTTTATCCTGTTCTCCTACTAGAAAAGTAATCTTCTTGCAGTAATTAACATTGTCTTCTTGTACAATACCAGCTATTTGAATGGCATCGCAGAAGTACTTATCAGTTAAACTGCAGACATTACCAAGATCTGATGAAGCATTCTTATAGTAGTACACGTAAGCCACTTCGTAAGGGCCTACTATTGGAACAGGCTTAGTCTTTAGAAATATCCCAGTAAAGTAATCAGTGAACCAACTTTTAATGTTATTTTTCATATGGTAATGTGCGTTGTTTAGCTCATTCATAGATACAAGAAAAGTTCTAGGCTTTTTATATTTAAAGTGTTGAGTGTAGTACACCCCTGACACACAATGAATATAGCCATCGGTCCCATAAGCTACAATTTCTTGCTCTTGTGCTAATGCTAGACAATTAGTACAAGTAGCTTTACGGGCTTCTACTACAGCCATATCAACTAGTGTGTCACACACTTCACATTTGAATGTTGCAGAACGCTTCTTGCCTTTACTACCATTGATTTTTATAGTTCCTAAATCTTTTACAAGTGTCAGTTTATAGTCACTTGGTTCTAACTCTTTAGAGGCCATTTAAGACACCTTAACGACGTAAACGTTGTAGTAGTGTCCAAATGTATTGATAGCATGTGTAAAGGCCTCAAATAGGCTAGGAGCTTGCATTGTTGTAATTACTACATGAGAGTAGTCTAAGATATTATAGACAAACATCAATGCAGTACGTAAGCCACTTTGGCTCCAGTGTAACACATAGTACAAGTATCACATGACTTTTGTGTAGTACCAGGAGTTGTGGCTGGACAGATAAATACACCTTTAGATTTAGCTAATGGGATATCTTTAGCTTCTATAACATAAGAGTTAACTCCTGTACGCTCCTTAGCAGTTACTCCTACAGCATTAGCTGAAGGCCTGACAACTAAGTTGCTAGGACAGTTAGCTATTACAGCAGTAATTGGCTTATGTAGTAGTGTAGTATTGTCACTACGGGTAGGTAACCAGTGTGTAGTATTAGGTGTCAGTTTAACTACTTCTAGTATTTTATTTAGTAATTCAGGTGTTTCTATATCACCTGAGTCAAACCAACGCATGTACTTTGACTTCTTGATTGCAGTAGTCATATCCGTTACCCACTCTGACCTATGGTAGTCTGTTTGGTTGTGTTTACGTAGATTTTTAACTACTGGCATGTGATAAAATCCTTTAGTGGCATAACAACCTTTACAAACTTCCACCACTTCACCATTGATTTTAGAGCCAGGACACGATGTACGTGCTTGAAGGCTCCAACTAGGAACACGCTTACCATTGACTCGCATTTTATTTGTATAGCTTAATTTGATCATTTACACTCTCCATATGCACATCCTAATCTGTAAGTGCCTTCAGCAAGTTTTTTGGTAGTCTCTTTTGTAGACTCCCCTAAGAATTCACTACGATACTTACTAGTAGTTTTACTATATTCCCAGTCTGGGTATAATGTTACTGAGTTATCAGAATGTATTGTACAGATAGGAGTATCATAACTGAAGAAGGTGCTGCCTTCCTCATCATATACAATTGTTTGGTTAACCTTTAGTGTTTCTATTCTTACCATTTGAATCTCCTTTGTAAGTAGTTATGAAACGTGTATCTGCTTGAAACACACGAGAGTC